CTGACACGGCGACCGCGGCGACGCTGGAGGCGGGCTCAGGCGGCAGCATTATCTTGTCTGCACGCCCGAAAAATCACGCATCGGCGGTGACCCGCACGACGTTTGTGCCGTCCGCCAGCAGGATGGCCCGCTTTCCCTGCGCGACAACCACTCCTGATCCTCCAGAGGTCTTGAATGTCGTCGTGAACGCGCCGGTATTGCTGCAATAGACGATTCCCTCCCAATCATTCGGCACGATGACGTTGCGGTTGCCGGACAAAATCCCGGTAGTCGTCAGGTACCGGCAGGCGGCTTGTTCCTGCGTCAAGGTCACGTCAGCACCGGTAACCGCGACACTAGCCTTGCTCGGGATGTGCAGCGGCTGCCATTGCCCTCGGCAGTCTGTGTAGCTGGTGATTGTCGTGGCGTTGGTGACGGCGGTATAGAGCGGGATTCGTCCTGGCGTGAATCCGGTCGTGTTTTTGGTTACCGTACCGCTTCTATCCGCCTCGATATAGTTTGTTGCGCTGGCGGTCAGTGTGATACCCGTCGTGGTGTTGTTGGCAATCGTCGTGATTACACCATCGATAATCAGATTTCCGCCGTAGTAATACCAGACCAAGCCAGCTGACGATGTTCGGGAAAATAGCGCGGCTTGCGACATAGCATTCCAAAGCGCGTTTGCGCTCGACTCCTTGCCGGACTGCGACTGTACGAGCAAACTGAGATTAGACAAACTGGATGCCATAGTGCTACCTCGTATAGGTGCGATAAATCGGGTATCCACGGCCGATCGTGGACGACATCTGGTAAATTGCCAGATACAGCGTGGATTGCGTGGCCCCGAAATCGGTTATCTGCTCTGCGGCCGTATAAATGGCGCTGGTTGTTCCGGTCGCCGACAATGTTCGCACCACGGATGAGTAAGTAATGTCCGTGCAAACGTCCCACTCGTAGCTTTCAACGCTCTCGCCGATATCGATATCCACATAGTCGCGCCACTCGTCAATAATCCGGGATCTGCGGCGCACATAGACAGTCAAGTCATCGGTGGCTAAGTCGCGCGTCATGCCACCGCTCAGCGGAGACAGCGGCTTGAGATTGACGCCCTGATACGCGAATGGCCGGTCGCTGTCTGTGCTGATGTCGCGGCCCTCGGTAATCGCCCGGTACAAACGAGTCTGGCTGATAGCCGATGCCGACAAGGTGATCAGTTGGATATCATCCGGGTCAAGCAGGACCAATGTGTCTCCAATGCTGTGCAAGCCCATGGTCCATTCGGTGCCATTGCGGCCCCGCATTAGGTTGGTCAGCCAGTAGGAGCCATCGCCCTGCAGCGTGCAATTTTGCGCCGCGATGATTTCCCATCGGCCGTCGGCGCCATAGGCAAAATAGTTACCTCCGCTGAGCATTGCGGCTTCGGTGATTGAGAACAGTTCGCCGTTGTACAGCACCACCTCCAACAGGCTGGCACAGTCAATCGTCCGGTCGTCGACTTCGCCAATGCTGTTGGTCGCGTATCCGATTGTCGCGCCTGGCGCCGAAAATGTCGCGGCGGTGCTCCAGGTGGCGCCGCCATCGGTGGATGTCATGAGGTTTCCGCCGGCCCAGCCCGAGGAGAACGCGCCGCACATCGCGGCGACGAATCCGACGGCGTAGGTCTGATCGGTGTGCACCGTTGGAATGTCCATCAGCACATATCTGGACCCGCCCTGCACGCTGATGGTCGGCGTGCTGGTGACTGCGGACGGTTCGCCGACGGCGGTCGGGGTGTAGATTGCCGCGCTGTTATATTTTGCCTTGCACTCGACACGGCCGTCGCTGGTGTAGCTGATGGCGGTCAGGCGCAGGCTGACGTTGCCTTCCGGCGTTTCGAGCGTGACCACGTCGCCCGGCTCAAGATGCAGATACGTCGGCGGCAGGTTGATGGCTACGTCGTAGCGTTCCAGCCAGTACAGATAGAGCAGGACTTCGGCCTTGCCGGCCGCTTCGGTGGATGTCAGCACTAGCGGCAGGTCGATCTGCAGCGCGTTGATCGCCGCGGTATTGATCCGTTCGGCGTACTGCGTGCCGGGGTTGTATTCCCGGTCGTAGTCTAGGTGCTGAACCGTCACGCGCCGCGGCAGCTGCGAGTCCATTTCTCGCGAGACGGTGATCTGCACGCCGGGCGCCTGTCCGGCGGCGCGCGCATCAAGATCCTCTTCGGGGATGGTGACGACTGACGCGCCGCCTCGCGCGAGGAACTGGATGACGTACCCGTGCTGCACGACATCAAACGGCCAGGCGCCTTGCAGTGGGTCAATCGCCGCACGAATGGCGCCGACACTCCCGACGCGATAGCCTCGGACGGTCGTACCGGTGAGCGCGGACACGTCGATATCGCCACCTGTCAGCAAGCCGGACTGGACACACTCGGCGGACAGGATATCGGATAGAGCGGGCAGGATGTCGTCGGCAAAATATCGTTGAATCGTAGCGGCGCGCTGGTTGTTTGAGGTGACCAGAAATACCGATCCATTCCAGACGATTCCCCGCCAGGTCGTGCCGGTAAATGGCATGGCCTGCGTGGTCCATGTCGCTCCGTCTGCAGAAATGTAGTAGTTGGTTTGGTCGGTGGCGAGAAAAACACGGCCATCCGATGCGATGCTGTTGATGTCTTTGGCCAGCGTGTAGTGCGACCAGGTGATCCCGTCAGCACTGACATGTACCCCGCTACCGCCGCCTGACGCGGTGCAGAAAACCCCGTCGGCATTGACGGCGATTTCTCCGTAGTTCCCTCCAGTGGTTGCACCTCTTGAGGTCCATGTCCCGGCATACCCTGACGTTGAGGTAAAAAACGTGTTGGTTCCGAAATGCGAGATTGTTACCCAAATGTCGCCATTCCACGCCAGCGAGCGCCCATAGTTTCCTGATCCTAAGCCAAGCCCGTTGGCTGGCGCAACTTGTGAAGTCCAGACAAGCCCGGTCGAGCTTGTCCACCACGCAGCGGTGTCGGTGACGATAATGAATTTGTCGTTCCCCCACACCACGCGGGTCGGGTATCCCATGCCCGGGAGCGACTGCAGCGTCCAGGTGATGCAGTCCTCGGACGTATAGACGGAGTACGGGCAGATAATGACGAAAATATCGCCATTGGTGGCAATATCCTGCCAGTCGTCAGAAATCGGCAGGTCATGCTCGGTCCAGGTCACGCCATCTGGTGATGTGGCGCACTTGTTGGAGCCGATGGCGACGGAACAGAAAAAAGAGCCATTCCAGGCTGTGGCAATCCAACTCCGGTTATTGCTCATGGTGCGACTGGTGACGGGGTAGTCGTACGTCGCGCCGAGTTGCATGACCTCAACGCGGACCTGAGCGCCGGCGAGGCTATTGGCATAGCGGGCCAGTTGAAGATCGTAAAACACGATATACGCCAACCCTCGCCAGGCCGGGGTATTGGCGGCGCCGAGCGTGGCCTGCATGCGCGCGTCCGGCAATTGGTCATCGGTGCCGAGGTAAATGGCGAACCCTTCGGCCGCGGCGTTGCTCGCTGCGATCGTATCCGGGTCGCTCGAACCGGCGTCGTAGATCAGGTCGGCGCCGATCCAAATACGGCGCACCCCGGCAATCGGCCCTTGGCACAGGCCTACGGCGAATGTCGCCGAATAGGTGTATGTGCGGGATGTGCTCGACCCGATGCCGCCCTTGCCGCCCGTTTTTTGCTTGGTGACGGTCTCTTTGATGGAGTTGTTTTCGATCCAGAAAACGTTGCCGTTGAGCGCGATCGTTCCATAGGCGCGCGGGATAACGGCGCCGTATGTGCTGGTCTGCGTCGTGAGGTCGTTGATGCGCGGGCCTTCGACGTTCGGCCCCTTGGGCGGGTCGAGATACCCGCCGGCCATCATGCCGATCTGCGCACCGTAGAGCGCACCGCTTGGCCCGCCCAGGAAGAACCCGGCGACGGCGCCGACGATGCCGCCGACTACTTGCCCGCCGCTGCTCACGCCATGCCCCGGAAGCGATAAACGCGCACGATGCGCGCCTCCCAGAGGCTAGACAGCCGGTGCTCGCAGCACAGGCCGGCGGCTTCGTACGCATGGATGATGGTCTCTCCGGCGCAGATGGCGAGGTGCTGCGGCTCGCTGGCAAAGCGCATCAGCAGCAGATCGCCTGGCCGGCGGTCCTCCAGAAACACGCGCTCCAGGCAGGGCTGGCTGTCGAGCGACTGCTCAAGCTGGCCGTGTGCCGGCGTGCGGCCGTAGCCGGACACATCGAGATGCCCGGCGCCTATCTGGCGGGCGACATGGATCGCTACCCCGGCGCAGTCGAGACCGAAGGCGATCAGCCTGCCCTGGTGGCGGAATTTCGTACCCAGGCACTGCCGGGCGGCGGCTAGAATGTCATCAGCGGTCATTGTTGGCCCACGGTGGCGTATGTGCTGCCGGTCGGGATGTACGGAAATCCGCCGAAGTTTTCGACGTTGCTGTACGTGCTGGTGCCGTTCCATCGCGCTTGGCAGTCGGAGAGGCGCTTGCGGCAGCCTCGCACCATGCTGTAGCTGTTGCCCACCACCGGCAGGTAGTAAAACGGCTCGAAGGTGGTGATCACGCCGGCCGCAAAGCTCTTGATCTCCAGCGGCTTGAGGCCTGCGTTCGGCCCGGACGTGAACTGGATCGTCCCGGCGCCGAAGGTGTCGTCAGACTCGGCGCGCGCGGAGTCGGTGAAAACCGAGGCACTGCTGACGCCGGTCAGCGTGCCGGTGACGGTGTTCGCGGCGAGCGACGCGCCACATCCTGCGTATTCGGTGCCGCAGAACGTCTTGGGACACTGCGCCCCGTAGGTCTGGCCAACGCTCTGGTTGAGCGCATCAACTAGCGATACGCCACCGATCTGGAAGCGATCATCGAGCAGCGTGGACTTGCCGAAAATTCCGGCGGTGATCGGCTCTTGGTCCTCGACAGGCGCCGCCCAGGAGGTGGCGAACACATAGCACCTTGCGCCGTCAAACAGGCCGCTACCGACCGCAGCGCGCGTGACGCCAGAGGCGCCGGCGATGCCTTCGATGTCAATGCTGGCCGGCGAGAATCCGGCGGTTGAAGCGTAGCCGGTGAATTCGTAACCGGCCGTCGACAGGTAGGTATGGCCACCCATCACCAGGTTGCGCGGGTGATCGGTGAGGTAGATCGGGCTGCCTGCGGTCGGGACGATGCGCAGGCAAAGCACTCGGGTGCGGTAGTCGGCTACGGTCGATTTCATGGCGCGAGCAGCTCGACCAGTTCAACCGACTCCAGTACCCGCGTGTCGGGTCCGGACTGCCCGATCGACAAATCAGCATCGAAACGGACCGGGATGTCGAATTCAAATCCGGCGGTGATCACATCGGCCGGGTGCGTCGGGGCAGGAGAGATTGTGACGCGTCCGGTGGTGGTATCGACGGTGACGCCAGAGGTCAGCAGCGTCCCATTCTTGGCGACGATCGTCGTTCCTGAAACCGGCTTGTAGATCACGCGCGCCGGGCGTCCGATGCCGAGGCCTGCGGCGTCGACACCGTACTCCTTCCGCAGCTGATAAACGCCGCTGGAGACGTAGGTCAGCGCCTGGTCCAGGCGAGTCGGGGCGCTGCGGCCATCTGCCGCCGAGGTGTGGTCGTCGAAAGCCTGCGCGCGGAATCCGGCGTATCGTCCGTACGCGCGATGATAGAGATTGACGACATCCCAATAGCCCTCGACATCCTCGCGCATGATGAGTCTGAATCGCCGGAGCGGATAGGGATGGACCAGCTTGCGATGTTCGGAGCCGCCGGCGGTGCGGGTGAGCGTGACCTGGTACTCGTCACTGTAGGACGATCCATAGCTGATCAGGCCGGAAATGCGCTCTTCTAGGAACTCAGACATAGCGGCGCGCTCCTGCCATGGCGGACAGGGCTTCGCGGGCGCCCTGGCCTGCGGCCCGGCGAACCTCTGCGGCGTTGCCGCTGGCGCCGGACACGTTCACCGTGATGTTGATCGGTCGACCACCGCTGCGGTTTTCTGCCGCGGGAACGACGCGCTCGCCTTTGTGGATCTGCGCGATCATGTCGTGAGGCACGTAGTCGATACCCGACGCGAACGATCCGCCGATGAGGTCTCCCCCATAGACCGGGGCGCCCGCTCCAGATCCCGGAACCGCATAGCCTTGCGGGCCGACCTCGCCGAAGCCGAGCAGCCCACTGACAATGCCGAGGCCTTTGCCGACCCATCCGCCGAGGCTGCCGTTGTTGCTGCCGATATCGCCGAACAGGCGCCGGCCAAGGTCTGCGGCGACGGCGTTGGCGATCATCCTGCGGACCGCGTCACCGAAGGATTTCAGCATTCCATCGGTCCCGTCCTTGAAAGGATCAAAGAGGAAGTCGGCGAAGGCATCCTGAATGTTGCTTGCCGCCTGGACCGCGAATTGGTCGAGGTCAACCAGCGTTTTCTGAACCGCTTCGCCCTGAATGCCAAGCCTGGCGATGACGGCCTCCAGGTATTGCTCTTCCTTGATCTTCCCGTCTTCGAGCGCTTTCGCCAGAAACACCATGTCATCGCGGGCTTTTTCAATCTGCGCGGTCGGCGTGTCCGAGAGAAAATCGTTGAGCCGCTTGACCCCGCCGACCAACTCAAGGCCCTGGCCGACGCCCTCTCGCAATACGAAGACGGCACCGGGAAAACCGCCGCTGCGCTCGATATTCTTGGCAAGTCAGGCGCCGAGGCGCTGCCCTATCTGAAAGACCTGGCGGACGAGCAAAGCCTGCAGGGCAAGCTCACCAAAGAGCAGGCAGCCGCGGCCGAGCAGCTTGAAAAGGCGTGGAACCGGGTCAATGCCGAAGGCGGCGGCTGGGCCAAGTCCATCGCCATCGACCTTATCCCGACGCTGGCCTCGCTGATGGACTTCCTCAACCTGACCAAGATGGGAATCTACCAGTTCGGCAGCAGCCTGGCTGTCATTGCCAACGATGTGATCACCTTCGCAAAAGTCGCCGCCGTCGCCGTCGGCGCCGGATTCACCGACGAAGGCCAGGACAAGATCAAGAGCCTGCTCGATCAGCGCAGAAATTTCAACAGCGCGGCGAACGAAGAAACCGCTGAGCGCCTGTCGAAATTCTCCTCACTGCGTGACAAGATCGACGCCACCCTGTCCGGCGGTGGTGCTGCGCTGCCCAAACTGAGCTACGTGTCTCGCGCGCCAAAGACGACAAAGCCCGCCGGTGGCGGTGGCCGATCTGCCGGCAGCAAATCCGCAGGAACCTACAAGGACTATGACGCCACGCTCATCGAGCGCATCACGCGCGCGATTGAGCAGACCGACATCATCAAGGCCGCCGAACTCGCGGCCACTCTGGCCAAGCTCGACGAACTGGCCGCCGCCGGCCTCG